TTAATGGCTGCGATTTTTACAACAGTGAATTTGTGACGAGTTCCTGTGGGGACCAAAACAAGACCGCCTACCTCTAAGGTGGTGTCGAATGTTTTATATTCTTTTTGGTCCGCCCCTTCGTGAGCATCGTAGGTTGTTTTGACACATAAAATGTCTTTATTCAGGACAAAGACTTTTCTAGAACTGTGCATTTTATAATCCTTCTTAATTTTCAATCGTTAAAAGTGTTGTTGACATATTTCGAATATACGCATAAAAAATAAAGTGTCAAGCGAAAACAACAAAGGAATTTACAAAATGTCTAAACAATCCGAAATCAGAGCAGAACGTGCAAGAGTAAACTGGTCTCAAGATAAGCTAGCAAAAGAGGCAGGCGTTAGCAGACAAACAATTGCGAACATGGAAAACGATGACTTTGATTTCAGTAGTTTTATTGGAAAGACAGTTAAAAAAGTTCATGACGCTTTAAATATTGAGTAGGAAGGAAAACAATGTCTGACCAAGAAACAAACATGAGGGTTTGGAAATATATTTTAGAAACCAAACCCAAAAAAGCCCGTGCCCTAGCTTTGATTATAGCGGAGCGGGTTTCTAAAGTACTGCCCAACGTATCAGACCCACATACTTTTGATAGGGTCTTCACCCACCTAAAAGAAGGCGTTTCTTGTCCGCAAGAATACAACTTCAATTATGAACAGCTGCCAAACATGGACGGCTTAGAATAACTTCAATTTTATATTAAGGAAATATCATGGTTAGTAAGAAGAAGACTGACGTAAAAACTAATATCACTGCAATTGACGAATCCGTTTTAAGGAATTTTATCACGGACGTTGACGCCAAAGCTAAGAAGCAGGGCGAGGCTAGTATGTCAATTGCTCGTATGTATAAAGAATTTAAACAAGCATACGGAATGCACGGCGAGGCCATGAAGCTTATTCGTAAGTTGAATAACATGGATGAAAAGAAGCGCGAAGAATTCCTAATCGCTTTTGATAGCTATCGTCATATTTTAAAACTTGGTCTTCAACTTGGCCTGTTCGATGAAAAAGGCGAGCCAGTAGCTGCGGAAGAAGGCGGCGACGAATAATGGCGGGTTTAATGGCCCTTGACCTAGCGAACAAAGCAGGATGGGCCACACTCGCCCGTCCTGACGCTAGGCCCAACTATGGTACCCATAAGATAGGGATTGAAGGTTCAAGCTTGGGCGACTTCATTTTTGCTTATGACGAATGGCTCAACGACATGATAACCGTTCATAAACCTAACTGCATTTATTACGAATGCCCGATCATAGCGTCCAGACCCAATATTCACTCCGCTTTGAAGTTGATCGGTATAGCCGCACACACTGAATTTGTAGCGAAGAAAAGAAAAATATTAAGAATTCATAGGCCCGTGGTCAGCACAATTAAAAAAAGCTTTACGGGTAACGGACACGCTAAAAAACACCACATAATGAATATGTGCAAAACTTTTGGATGGGTGCCCGAAGACGACAACACAGCCGACGCTTTAGCCGTTCTTCATTATGCTGCGATAAGGGAAGGCGTGCCGGGATGGGACGTTCTAGGTATACCAGAAACATGTAAAGGTGAAGGAAAGCCCGGCGATGGAAGACACAAACTTTAATCTTATGACCTTGAAGAGGTTGTAAATATTATGAAAAACACACAAGCAATATTTGATTATCTATACAGCAAATATGGAATTTCAAGGCGTGTTTTAAGGTCAAAAACAAGGAAGCCTAACATTGTCGAAGTCAGACATATTGGAATGTTCATATTAAGAATTAAACTTGAAATCAGTTTTAAAGAAATTGGTGAAATTTTTGATAGGGACCATTCAACCGCTTCACATGCTTATAAAAAGATAGCCGGTTTGATTGAGACAGACAAATTAAAATTAGAAGACATTGATGCCTCTGATATTAATTTTCATGCCCCAACGATAACAATTGATGATTCACTTGATGAAGCCCTCAGAATTTTTAAAGTCAGATTTAAAAAAGCTTTTGCCTTAGACCCTCATGGAATGATGATTGATGTTAATAAGATTATTAATAAGAGATTGAAAAATTTATGAGTGAAAATAAAGGCTTCATAACATTAGACAGGTCTATTTTGGATCATTGGTGTTCCCAAGACCCAAACTTCCTCTCTGTGTGGGTTAGATTACTTCTAGAGGCTAACTATAAAAGTAAGACAATAATGTTCAATGGTATCCCCCTCACTATTGAACGAGGGCAGTTGATTTATGGCCGCGAATCCTTCTCAGAAAGAAGTCGGGTTTCTGTATCAAAATTAAGGAGAATTATAAAAATTCTTGAAAAGGAAAAGCAAATTAGCCAGCAAAAAACCAATAAATATACAATAATATCAATAACTAACTATGAAGATTACCAAAATTTTGACCAACAAAACCCCACAACCCAACCTGACAGCGACCAAGAAGCGACCACATCTAAACAAAGTAAACAAGTTAAACAAGATAGTAATATAAGAGCCGTTAAAAAAACTAGGAAAACTCAAAGACCAAAAGACTTCAATCCTAACCTTGATAATGCAAGGGAATATTGGAAGTCCAAAGGTCGATTAGATTTAATTCCCTTGGCGTCGGACATAGCGGACGAATTCATAACTGATCGAGGGGCCAAGGGTGTCACTTATGTTGATTGGGAAGCTGGCTGGAGGACTTGGTATTGTAACGCGGTGAAATTTAATAAAGCCCCAGACCAATCAAGGCACATGGAAAGGTCTTTTGATTTTGGCGGGGAAGATACGGACCAAGTAAAAGTAACAATCAAGAAACCGAAGAGGAGAACGTGATGCCTAATACACCCGAAGAATGGTCAAAATTAAGAATGGTACATTCGGAAGTGCCCAAACGTTTTAAACTGGCTGTGCTTGACGACTTCGAAGACGATATCGTCGAAGCGGTGCAAGAATTCATTAAGGCCGATGGCTGGGGCTGTCTGTTGATTGTGGGAAGTATTGGCACGGGCAAAAGCCACATGGCTGCAGCGATTGCGAAAGAGGTGTGCAAAACACGGAACGCAATTTGTACCACGGCCTACGCTATGAGCCAGCGGGTTATGGCTGATAAGAACGCCAGCCATTTCAACAAGAACCCTGTTTTAATTGTTGACGAAATCACCCGTTCATTTGAAACGCGCGCAGAGAAATCAAGGTTTTTTGATATCATTAATTATCGGTATGAAAACTTAATGCCTTTGGTTTTGCTTGGGAATGCGGACGAAGAAACAATTATGAATTTGTTGGGCCCAGCTGTTGCTGATCGGTTGCGACAAAATATGACGGTAATCACCCTGACGGGGAAAAGTAAGCGAGGTATGTTGTTATGAAGGAACCATATTTTTATAGATGGAATAAATCAAAACTCCCTGAAAAAATCCAAGCCGCGAAAGATAAAAGGCAATGGGCTTTAGTAATGAAAAGAAGGATTACTCTGTATTTTAAACAAAATCCTAATAAACAAATATTAATTATGTCTGACACTGACCACACATTTCATAGAAAGGATTTTATGTGACCCACCAACAAAAACAAATAATCGGCGATTGCGTCCTTTATTTAGGGGAATGTCAAGAAATCATACCGACGCTAGAAGACATCGACGTTTGCTTAATGGACCCGCCCTATGAAAAAGAAGCCCACCGAAAGGATCGCAGCGTCCAAAAAAAAGACGGTCTAGTCGCTGGTGCCCTTGATTTTGATATGATGACCCCAGAAATACGTCAAAACGTGTGTGACCTAGTAGAAATCAAACTTAAAGGCTGGTTCATAGCGTTTTGTCAGGCCGAAGGTGTGGCTCCGTGGCGTGATTGTATCGAAGCTGCCGGGATGAAATATAAATCCCCTATGGTTTGGATTAAGCCTGACGGAATGCCAAAGTTCAACGGTGACGGGCCGGGTATGGGATACGAAAGCATGGTCGCGGCTTGGTCAGGTGGTGGTCGGTCTAAGTGGAACGGTGGCGGCAGGCATGGAACATTTAATATCCCTAAAGGTGAAGGCAAAAAGCCAGTCCACACCACACAAAAGCCCATCCGATTAATGAAAGAACTTGTCCGCCTATTTTCTAATCCCGGCGAACTAATTTTAGATCCATTTATGGGATCGGCAAGCACGGGCGTCGCTTGTGCCCAAATGGGACGGAGGTTTATTGGCATTGAACAAAAGGAAAAGTATTTCGACATAGCCTGTAAACGGATTGAAGAAGCTTACAAGCAGCCTGATTTATTTATTGAAGAACCAAAAAAGGAAACAATGGAAGGATTTAATTTTGACCCAGTCACGAAAGAATAGCGCAATAGAAACGGCATCAAGTACCTTTGTGGGGTTCGTGGTGTCTTATATCCTGACGGTTTATGTCTTGCCGGTGTGGGGCTTTGAGCCTTCATACAAGCAAGCGTTTGAAATGACCATACTTTACACCGTCGCAAGTTTGGCGCGCGGGTATGTGATGCGAAGAATTTTCAACGGGAGGAGTCTAAAATGAATGACGTTGAAATGGTATGTCGTGCCATGTGTTCAAATCCTGACTGGAAATGTGCAGACGGTCGCGCTGTTTGGGAACATCACATCCCGAAAGCGGAAAAGCTTTTAAAAAGATTAGAACGAAGAAAGATAGGGTTGAAGCCCGGCCTGCGCGCAAGGGGTAGCGAGTACAACAAAGGTTATCAAAGCGGGTTTAGAACGGGGCAACGTGGGAACGGGGCCTATTCTGAGGGTAGGAAACAAGGACGATACGATATTAAATATGGCGTTAAAAGGTTTTTTCATGACGGTGTAAAAGTTGTCTGGCTTGAAAAATTAATGAAAGGGAAAGTTCATGTTTAGTTTAATAATTTGCGGACTAATGCTTTTAATCAGTTTCTTTTTAGCCGCTGGCGCGGAAGACGGGACAAAGAATTATTTTTATATCTGTATGAACGTATGGTTTGCCGCCATTCTGATTATAGCAAGTCAAATTTAAGGAAAGAAAATGGATGATATGCAAAACAACGACTTTCTAAACCGTGAATTTAGAAATATGATTATAGGGAAAGAATTAGGCAACGGCGCAGGACGTTGGGTCTTCGAACATCGGTTCGATAAAACGTTAGTCGTTAAGTTTGAAGGTGGAGCGAAAAGCTTTCAAAACATTCTTGAATGGGATTTGTGGAACGAATTAAAACACGCTCCCGATTATAGTAAATGGTTGGCCCCATGTGTGGACATATCCGCGACGGGTGCGGTTCTAATCATGAAAAGAACGCAGCCTATTACGGAATATAGAAAACTTCCCGACAAGCTGCCTCATTTTATTAACACGGACACAAAGAAAGATAATTTCGGGATATTGAATGGAAAATTAGTGTGCCATGATTACGGCGTCACAATGTTTGACCCAAGTTTAAGACTTAAAAAAGTGGAGTGGTGGTAATGCCTAGAAGCAAAAACGAAATACAAAAAGATATCGAGTGGCTTTCTGACGACTTCAAGAAGACAAGGGATGGCTTGCGCGTTGCCAATCGTGCCCATGAAACCAACCTTCAAAAGCAGCGTGAACTAAACGAAGAATTGTCACACTACGGGCAAGACATAACGGTTTCGGACCATGTGATGATACGTTTCCTTGAGCGTCACCACGGGTTAAACGTTGAAGAAATTGGGAATAAGATTTTAACGCCTGAAGTTAGGGGAATGATTAAGTTCGCGGGGGGAAATAGCACGGTTAAAGCGTTCGACGGTAAATTCATTGTGAAAAATAATGTCGTCGTGACGTTCATTCCAAACAAGTAACGGGGCCGAAGCCCCACACTTTAGATGACGTCTAACCCTTTTTTCTGGAAAATCCTTATAAGCTTTTGACAGGGCCCGGTGATATTCGTCGGGTGATTAGGGTCTTCCCAACGTCGCACCGTTCGACCGTCACAAGCTTTTAATCCTAGATAGGTTTCAAGACCGCGCTGGGTTAGTCCTAGCCCTTCACGGGCGGCTTTTACTTCTTCGGGTGTCATGGTTTTTCCTTTTCATAGAATAAGTGTGGTTTTAAGTCGGTCACACCGGGGCCGTGATATTTATAGCCACCTACGCAAATAGGATGACCGTTTTTAGTGTGGTAAAGCTGACTATAAACACCCTCTGGAACGAACGCTGCTGGAAAATTACCTTCACAATCAGCTATAAGTGGGTGAGTTTGTGGTGTGGTCAGTTCTTCGTCCGTATATGTTGTTATTGGTTTAGTGCCGTCCAAGACAAAGAATTGTGCACCACCACACCAGAAAGCTTTTAAATCTTTTTCTTTTTGGGTCATGGTTTTTCCTTATTTATCTTCAAAGTAATAACGAACGGCCATTATATTTCCGTCGCCACGTTCGCCTCCGTGTAGTGGGAGGTTGGACTTCATTTTAAACTTTTGATGGTCTAGACCCGCCTTAGTTAGTCTTTCCCTTGCGAGTGCTTCGATTTGTTGACTGCCTACCTCAATTTCGATTTTCATTTGATTTCCTTAGACTGGTGAAGCTTTGGGGTAAAGGTCCACCAGTTTTATTTAGGGTTATGTGTTAAGCGGCGAATTGTTTCTTCAATAGTTCCGTGTCTTCGTCGCCGCGACTTTTAACATCTAAACTAACGCTTTCACCGTAACAATTTAGGTCCTTATCAACGAAGCCGGCCGACACAACATGTCTACGGACGCGCCGCCAATTTCCCCATGTTTGGTTTTTAAGATAGTTTACCACTTCCATCATAGCGTCATGGTCTACATCTTTAGGGAAAATAAAGATTTCTTCGTCTTCTTCGTCGTTAACTGTGCAAATATATTTCATTGCATTTCCTTATTAAATTAATAATTGATAGGGTGGTTTAGTGTGTCGAACCGAAAGTCGATTTTTCAATTGACCCTAATTGTCCGTGAATTTTGTTCGTGTCTTCGATAACATCTTCTGTTATTGATTTAAGAGCCTCTACCCTAAGCTCTAAAGGGAAAAGCCCTAATATTCTTTTTATGCCTACGGCGTGAGTGCTAAGAACCTGATTCACAAATTCACTAATATCAGTTTTTGAATTCATATTAGCGATTGAAAAATCAGTGTCTAGTTGTGACATTTTATTTCTATATTCTTCGAGTGTCATGTTAGTTCCCTTCTAATCGTTTGTATTGGCTTTCCATAGCGTCATCGCGTTTTTTTGAATCATGTTTATCCATGTCGGCGATGTCATATAAGGTTAAGCGCAGCATTAAGATATTTAATTCTGGGTCATCTAATTTTATAGCCCTCTCCGCTACCTCACCCAATATTCTGGCGAAGATTTGGAAAGGTTTTTCAAGTGCATACATTCCTTTATTGGTTAAAGCTTCATTTAAAAGGTTCGGTGTGTGGCAAGACCACTTACAAGCCCGTTCTATTTTATGATTGCGTTTGGTCATTGGACTTCCCCTATAAAAAACCGTAGTAACGGATATTATTTTCAATAAAAAGCGGTGAAAGGTGGGATAAAACCATACCCGCTAAAGCGAGTCTATAGTTCTCCATGTCGGGAAGTTCTTTACCCAACGTTTCACACGCGACGATGTTGGTCGCTTCATAGTCACGCTTTTTAAAATGTTTGTTCATGTAAATCATTGTATTTCCTTAAATCGTGGACCGTGGGCCCTTTAAAGTATTAGTGGGGTTAAGCTGGTGAAAAGTCTAATTCTCTCCATCCGGGGGCTATTGTGTCCATGTGGGCGTATGCTTTAATGCCATGACCAAACGTGCCCTTGCTTCTTAGATTTTTATATTTGGTGGTATTACCTTGTTGGTCGGTAACGGTCCAAATACTTTCCCAATGTGTGCGGGTGTGTTTTATGTTGCATTTATTGTGGGTGATATCCATTTGACTTTTTCCCTTTGTTTGGTGGGCCGTGGGCCCGTTTTGATAATCAATATATAGGACACAATGTCCCATTGGTCAAGGGGTGAAATGAAAATAAATTGAAATAATTAAAGAAAAGCGTATTATTCCCATGAAACAGCCACTTATGAAAGGTGATATCATGAAGACCAACCCCCACAAATTACAAATTAAAATATGGATGCAAGAAAAAACAACCGATGGCGATAAGCTTAGGAAGATAGTTGGCGAAGTAATCATAGCCGACGTTTGTCGTGACGTTGTGTGTGATAACCTTAACGCTTTAGCGGTGAAGTGTAAGAAAGTTAAAGCGATACCATATAAAATCATGAGCCTAGCCTTCACACCAGCGTTAGCGGGGAATTAATATGGCAAGTGGTAAAAAAACAAATCAAAATCATAAGGCTTGTAAGTATACGAAAGCTATAGGCGTCAAGCTTTGCGACAAGTTAGGCGAAGGCGTTAGTCTTAAACAAGCGTGCGAAGATTTAAAGCTTAACTATTCAACGGTATATGGATGGTCAAGGGATTTGGACGACTTCGTCGAACTTTCCGCCCACGCACGCGAGGCGGGACGCGCAGCCATTGGTGACCAATGCTTAGTGATAGCGGACGACGACGAGATGGACCCGGCGGACAAACGCATAAGAATAGACACAAGGCTTCGTTTGCTTGCCAAGTGGGACCCGAAGAAGTGGGGTGACAAGACGCAACTAACGGGACCAGACGGGACGGGACCAGTTGAAGCTAATGTCAACGTGAACTTTGTCGACGCGCCCAAACAAGAAGACTAATGGTTGTAACTTGGATCTAAAAATGCCTTCAAATAGGGGGGTAAAACACTTTAGAATAGAAAAAGGACGTAACATGATTGAAATGTTGTTTATATTACTATCAGCACACGCTTTATGTGATTATCCATTACAAGGCGACTTTCTAGCAAAAGCAAAGAATTCAAATGATAAAGACATCGTTAAGTTTATGGGCGAAGGGTTCTGGGTTCATGCCCTTGTGTCACATTCATTGATACATGGTGGGGCTGTTGCTTTGGTCACGGGTTCCGTTGCCCTTGGTGTTGCCGAAACGATATGTCACGCACTAATTGACCACGGCAAGTGTCAGAACAAATTCAATATACACGTTGACCAAGCCTTGCACGTTGCTTGTAAAGTCCTATGGGTCTTCATGCTTTAAAGGACTAAACATGGCTGTAAATCTTCGTATCAATAGCAAACTTAAGCGGTTCATGACCGTGCATAAGCCCTTCAAAATTATATATGGTGGTCGTGGTTCGGGTAAGTCAATCGGTGTTAGTGATATCATGGCCTTGAAGATGGCAAGTGAAGCCGCAAACATCATGTGCCTTCGTGAATTCCAAGCGTCCATTGATGACTCCGTGCATAGTGTTCTTAAGGAAAGCGTGACCGAACGTTTATGTCTAAGCAATTGGAACATACAAGAACGTCAAATCATTGCACCCAACGGGGCACGAACAAAGTATATAGGGGCAGCACGTAACGCGACGGGCCTTCAATCATTACATAATTTTAAATACGGATGGTACGAAGAAGCACAAAGGGCCAGCCAATTGTCACTTGATACGTTGCTTCCAACTATCCTACGCATACCCGGTGCGGAGTGTTGGTTCACCGCTAACCCACAATCAAGCGGCGACCCCTTTAGTCAGAAGTTTATCATGCCCTTTCACAAAGAACTTGAACGCGACGGGTTCTATGAAGACGACATGCACATGATTATCAAGTTGAACTGGCGTGATAATCCGTGGTGGAACGAAACACAAAACGCCCTTCGACTTCACGATAAGGCAACCATGACCCGAGCCAAGTATGACCACATATGGGAAGGTGCGTTCAATGATAGCGTCGAGAATTCAATCATACTTCCCGAATGGTTTGACGCAGCCAAAGACCTTCACCTTAACCCCAAGTTTAAAGAAGCCTTCGTTCCACATGGGGCAATCATAGCCGCACATGACCCGTTCGATGATGGCGACGACGCCGGGGGTTATGCCTGCCGACATGGAAACATAATCACAAGGGTTGATAGCAAACGAAGCGGACTAATCGACGAGGTGTGTGATTGGGCAACTGACCACGCAATCAATGACAAGGCTGACTGGTTCGTGTGGGACGGTGACGGGATGGGCGCGGGGTTACGTCGTCAAGTATCAACGGCCTTCGAAGGTAAGCCAACCAAGTTCCATATGTTCAAGGGTAGCCTATCGGGTAGCGGACAAGACAACGCCGAACTTCCATACATGGCAATCGAAGACGAAGACCAATCACGGGACAAGCCACGCAAGTACAAAGAAGTATTTAAAAACAATCGCGCGCAGTTCTATATCAACTTAGCGGACCGATTTGAAAACGCATATAAGGCCCTCGAACAAGGGAAGTACATTGACCCCGACGAAATGATAAGTTTGAATTGTGCGGGAATTGATGATATTACAGGGCTACGGTCTCAGATTTGCCGGATTCCACGTAAGCCCAACGGTCAAGGGTTAGAACAAATAATGTCAAAGGTCGACATGAAGAAGCTAGGGATTGATAGTCCCAACGAAAGCGACTCAGTCATGATGTCATTGTTCGCACCACCGATACAAAAGAAAAAAGCTAAGAAGCTTCAATCACGTGGATGGAAAAAATAATGCCTGACTTTAGCGAACACAAGACCGCCCTAAAATTACTTGAACAAGCACAAGACGCCGATAAAGAAAATCGGGACCTAGCCAAAGAAGATCACCTATTCGTCACGTTAGAAGATGGCCAATGGGAGGACCACGTCTCTGCTATTGCCGACGATAACGAAAAGCCGAAGTACACGTTCGACATGACAAGTCCAATCATTGACCAAATAGCTGGGGCAATTGAAAAGGCTGACTTCGATATCAATATCAAACCAACGGGCGGCGAAGCGACAAAGGAAAAGGCGCAGTTCATTGACGGTCTAGTTCGTAATATCGAAACCATTTCAAACGCTTCAACAATCTATTCACAAGCAGGGCGCAATGTAGCGACGGCTGGTATTGACGGCTGGATGTTGGTAGCCGAAGAAGTGGACGACATGAGCTTCGAACAAGATATCCTTGTCAAAGCCATTCATAACTTCGATAGGCGTGTATGGTTTGATACCGGGGCACAACGCCAAGATAAGGCTGATTCAGATTGGGGCCATCTATTGTCCCAACTACCAACGAACGAATATAACGAAACCTTCCCAGACGGAAGCGGCCTAAGTGTTTCTAATGGGGACACAACCACCAGCGATATTTGTAGGGACGATGACACGATAACAATCGGACACTTGTATTATCGCAAGCTTACAAAAAGAACTTTAGTTCAAACTAAGTTCGGGCGTGTGTTTATCGCCGATGATGATTTGAAGAAGGTTGAAGACGATTTAGCTAGGATGGGCGACCCAATCGAAAAGCGTCGGGATATAATGGACAGTCGGTTCATGATGCGTAAATACGACGGCGGGAAGTGGCTTGGTGAAGAAGAAGAAACTCCGTTTAGTAATATTCCCCTTGTGGTTTGTTATGGTAACTTCAAGGTGATCGAGGGCCAGATACAATACCAAGGCGCGGTACGTAAATTAAAAGACCCGCAACGTATCTTAAACTATTCATTGTCACGTGAAATCGAAGAAGGCGCGTTAGCCCCACGGTCTAAAATCTTTATGACTGAAATTCAAGCGGCTGGACATGAGGACACATTGGCAACACTAAATACCAACATGGACGCCGTGCAATATTACAACCACGACCCAGAAGAAGCGGTTCCCCCACCATTCGTTATCGGCGGGGCCGCTATCAATCCCGGCCTTCGTATTATCAGCGACGGTATGCAAAACATTATGTCGGGGATTTCGGGTATCTTCGAGGCTGGCATGGGCGATAATCCGAACGCGCAGTCTGGTGTTGCAATCGAAAAACTTCAATCAAAAGGCAACAACATAACAAGTAAATATTTTACGTCCTTAGAAATTTCTATCTGTTACACCGCGAAGCTAATCGTTGATGCTATCCCGATTGTTTATGACACTAATCGTCAGGTTCGTATCATGAACGAAGACGGCACCTTCAAAATGGAAACGATTAAGGAAGTTGTGTTAGACGAAGAGACAGGCGAAGAAGTTACGTTGAACGATTTAAGCGACGGCAAGTATGACGTGACTTGTAAAGCTGGACCGTCCTTCGATAGTCGCCAATCCGAAACCGTGGCCGCTATTACGGAACTTGCACAAATAGCACCCGAGACAGCTTCCCTTGGTTTAGACGTGCTTCTTAAAAATGTTTCTAGCCCCGGCACCGATAAGATCGCGGACCGTGCAAGACAACAACTTCTTAATCAAGGTCTGATTCCGCAAGATCAATTGACACCCGAAGAACAACAACAATTAGCCGAAGCCGAAGCCCAACCGAAGGAGCCAACCGGCGACGAATTGTTGGGTCAAGCCGAAATCATGAAGGCTGAAAATGGGTTAAAACAAATCCAACTCAACACACAAAAAGCTGATAATGAACTTCAAGTTAAGATTGCCCAACTTCAACAGGCCCAGAATAAACTTGATTTACAAGGTCAAGAGCAAGCATTAACGGCCCGTGAAAAAGAGTTTAAATTAGGTCTTGATGCTGCCGAACAAGCGCACAAAGAAACAATGGATTTCGCAAATCTTAATCGTGAATTAACAAATGACGAGATTAAAAACCAAAATATTACTGCCGATACCTTCAAAAAAATACGTGAAGGGTTGGGGGCTAGGGTTGAGGTTGTAACTCCCGCAGGGCTTGGCGCACACGCTAACCAAGCTGGTATGATTATCGACGGGCAACGAGGAACTTAACCATTATTTAGTTAATTAACCTTGATTTGGTTAATAAATTTTGTTATTTCTAGCTTACTTGCAGCAAAAGCAAGGAACTTAAAACCTTCAAAGGGATTCTAAAATATGGCTATTGACCAGAACCAGTCGCAAGGTGAAGACGAAAGTCAGACCCTATCCGCATCGACCCCGGAAGCCGAACCAACAGAAAACACCACGACCGACAATCAAGGTAATGAAGATGGTTCACAGGAACAAAAGGTAGAATTTTCACCTGAACAACAGGCTGTTATCGACGGAGTCGCGTCTAAAAAGACCCGAAAAATCCACGAACAACGCCAAAGAGCCGAAGCCGCCGAAAGTCGGGTCCGCGAATTGGAAGCCCAGAGACCAGTTGAAACTGAACCCGTAGTTCCACCAATGCCTAACCGTGACGACTTTATCGGAGAAGAAGATAAATTCGACGTCTTAATTGCAACACGGGACGAAGCAAATGCAAACCGCGCTGTGTTCTTGGCTAATCAAAGTCGTACATTAAACGACCGAAAAGAAGCCACCGAACGAAGTCAGCGAGAAATCGCGGACAAAGAAAAGAAGGAAGGTGACGCTTATTTTAGTAGGTCGAAAGATTTCGGAATTGATAAGGATAAGATGGTCAATGACATGGTATTCGTCGGCGACAGCATTAAATCCCCAGAAATCCATAGCTTTCTTGTTACCAATGAATTAGGGCCTGTTATAACAGCCCATCTTGCCAGTAATATGCAAGACTTGGACACTGTTAAAAACATGAACTCGGTTGAATTTGGTGCTTACTTTGAAACGACACTGAAACCTAAACTATCCAGCGCACGGGAAAAAACCAAAGCCCCCACACCTGCGACACCCGTCGAAGGCAAGGCCGCGCCAGAAGGCAAGGACCCTTTAATAGAGGGGGCTACTTTTACTTAGGATAGTAAAATGGCTAATAGTTTTGACAGCAATTTCACCGAAAAGGTCGCCATGAAAGTTTTGGCTCGTGTTGAAGCCAATCGCGTCCTTTCCAAAAATGTAAACACACAATTTCTAGCTGGCGAATTTGACGCCGATAGTGGTGACACGGTCTTCTTGAAACGACCAACACGCTACTTGCCAGTTGAAACCTCAGACGGCGATATCTCAGGCTCACACCGCGATATCATCACCGGCAAAGCACCCGCAACAGTCCAAGACTATATTACCGTTCCGCTAAAATTCAGCGAAGCGAAACAAGCTCTTGAGATGGGTTCCGACATCAACCGTTTCTTTGACGACGCCGCGATTGAAATCGTGACCAAGCTAGAAACAAACTTCGCTTTATTTATGCGTAACAACGCTGGTTTGCTTTCAGGCACCCCGGACAACAAAGTAAATAGCTGGGAAGAAATAGCCCGAGCAGGTGCTTTAATGGCCGAAACTGGTGTTCCTAAAGGTCAGTGGAATTTCGCTTTAGATCCATTTTCACAAGTGGCACTAGCAACCGAGCAGCGTTCTTTGGGTGTTAATCCTCAAGTTACAAAAGCAAGTGAGACTGCCGTTATTAATGAAAATCAGGCAGGTATGAAGGTTATGACCGCGGACAGTCTAACTTCTTATGTGTCTTCTGCCGTTGCCGACCGTGTTGGTGTTTTAGACTCCAGCCCTATCGTGACGTATGTCGGAGCCAAAGACACAATGACGCAAGCTTTAGCTCTAGCCAGCTTCGGTATTGGCCTTGAGATTAAAGCCGGCGAAGTTATCCAAATTACGGGACGTTTCCGCATTAACCGTGCGACACGTCAAGCTGCCACCGATGAGACGGGCGCGCAGATTATTTGGACAGGCACCGTCACCGCAGACGTTACACTAGACGGCTCGGGCGAAGGTACAATCATCGTAACAGGCCCCGCCATCTTCGAAGTATCGCCGGGTGCTTACAATACGGCTGATAGTGCCCCCATTGGTGGCGACATTGTTACCTTATTGGGCGCGGCTTCCACGGTTAACAAACCTAGTTTATTCTGGCATCGTGACGCCTACGGTATTGGTTTTGTTGATATGGAAAAACTACATGCAACCGATACGCTGGCCAAGTCTGCAGATGGTCTTATGTTGCGGGTAAGCAAGTATTCAAACGGTGACGCGAACGAGCAGAAAGTTCGTCTCGATATTCGCCCGGCGTTTGGCGCAATGAACCAACTTTATGCGGGTCTTGCATACGGTAGCCCTTAATTAGATAGGGGCTTCGGCCCCTTCTTTTCCTCACATTATACTTTTTAACAAATTGAAAGGGCGTTCCAATGCCTAATTTAGAAAATGAAACTACCGAAGAAGAAGTAAAACCCCGAGTTAAAATCACTTGGATTAAGCCCGGAAAATCCAAAACCGAAGCGATCACCAACGACACTCCAGCAAGTATCGCTGAAGCCGAACGTTTAGGCTGGGAACGTAAAGAAGCACCAAAAAAAGAAGCCAAGAAACCCGCTAAGAAAAAAGGCGATAAGTAATGGCTACAGCAGCGCAAGTCTTGAAAGCTTCGTTGCAAGCAATTTTGGTTCAGGCTTCGGAGTCCGCTCTGGAGCCTGCCGAATTCAAAGACGCAATTTTCACCATGAATAATTACATGTTAGGTCTAGCCGCTGAAGGTGTGAACCTTGGCTATACCGAAGTGACCGACCTTGGGGACGACGTGACAATCCCTTCAGGTGCATTACGTGGCTGCATTTATAATGTGGCTCTAGACCTTGTTAGTGATTACGGGGGCGAGGCTGGTGCTTTCACCGTTAAGTCAGCGCGGGACGGATTGAAGGCCATGCGCAGGATTGGTGTTGGTTCTATTGTAAGTGCATTCCCCGGCACGTTGCCCGTTGGGTCAGGAAATCATGGCTGCGGAGTTTCGCGCCGTTATTATCCCAATCTTGAAGCCGAAATTTTAGCCGAAGCCGCAGGGATTATCGGCCTTGAATCTGGAACCGTAGAGGAATAAATCTTATGTCTGGTGATGACAACAACGCAACAAACCGACGCCGTCGCGGTATTAAAAAAAGTAAGTTCGTTGGCATTCAAAATATTCCTGCTGATACGACCTTCGATTTTGTTACCAACAACGAAAATAGAAAAATCACTATTGCCGACCTTTTAACTGCTTTAGGCGTGACTGGTTCCATTATTCAGGTGGGCGACGCCCTATGTGTTCCTATCCTTGACGACCAAGGCTCTATTAAAGGTATTCGCAATCTTAAAAATGGCTTTGGTATTTTCATTGAAATTAACGACGATAATTGTGTCGAGATATCTACCGACTTTTCATTTAACGACGATGGTACAGCACTTGTTGACGACCCTTTGGCTTCCTCAGCGGTTTTCCGTTCATTGGTAGCTGGTTCTGGAATTAATATTGTAGGAACCCCCGGCGAAATTCAAATATCTGTAACAGGCATCCCGGCCTCAACAAAAACAGTTGTCATCGCTGTTAAGGCAGATTTACCACCACCTGTGGCTGGCGTGATAAATCTTGTCGCCGACATAAATTATTTATTTACCGCTGACGTTGATATCGGAACTGATAGGCTCGTCTTAAACGGAAATTTAATTTCTGCGGCAGATAGTAGCCTTATTCAACTTACCTATACTGGCGTTGGGGTAATGATAACGGATATCGGAAATGCTAGCAAAATTACCAAAATAAAATTGTCTTGTCCCACCGGGACCCTTACCAGTATTCAAGGCGGGGGAACTGGTATTTTCCAAATGTTAGACATGACCGTCAAAGATTGTTTATCAATTGGAACATGGGATGCTTTAAGAGGGTCTCAAATGAACAACGTTTCGTTTGATAGCTTGCCTACAACGGGACTTTTGTTCACTGGTGCGCATGGTATTTTCCTTGCTACTGGCAACCTTGTTAATCTTTCTGCAGGAAAATTCTTGGACCTTGGAACAGCTACATTTGACGGATTTTCCCTTACTACATCATTTCCATTTATTGACTCTGGTGCAACAATGGTTTCAGGATTGGCTGCTTCTGCAAATATTAACGCTGGTGGTTTTGCGACCATTCAAGACGTTATACAATCGGGCGCGGGAGCCGCTCTATCAGGCATTACCTCAGATGATAATCAATGGCAGTTTGCTTTAAATAATACCATTCCTGATACACGGCCTGACGCTTTGACTAGCTTCAACACGCCGACCGATACAGTTATCGCGACTGTAAACACTCCCGTTCTTGTCACAGGTGTTTGGACCCTAGAGCCAACAATAAGCCAGTTCATCGTTACAGCGGGGGGAAGGCTTACTTATACCGGCGTTAAAAATGCCACGTTGCCTATTAGTATTGCGGCAACAATTGAATCCGTCTCGGGCACCAATAAAGATATAACAATTCACTTATTTAAAAACGGAGTGATAGTGCCGAATGCCAACGGTAAAAATAAAGTTTCTTCCAATGATCCGAAATCAACATCTATCATGTGGCAATTGGAATTTGCCCCTACTGATTTCATTGAATTATTTATAGAAAATAACTCCGATAATGTGAACTTAACGGTTAATAAGTCGTCAATTAGGATTAATTAATGCCTAGAACTCAATTACCCATAACAGGCGGTTTTTACGTCAGCCGAAGTCTTCCTATTTCGTCTCAGATGTGCAAGAACGCCTATGTCCACATTAACCAAGGCGGGGGATTGGCAAACGAAAGCCTCTTCGGAACACCCGGCGCGCACCAATTGGCGACAAGCGGGATACAACAACAAGCAAACCGAGGGGCGCACGTAATGAACGGCATCCCTTATTTTGTAAATGGGACTAACCTTTATCGTTTAAACCAGATAATTAGCGCGCAGGGCGTTGAAAGTTTTACTGTATCTGATTTGGGAACGATTGAAGGCGAGGGCCGCGTTAGCATGGCAAACAACAACACCCAGCTTTGTATTCTTTCCCCCGGCGGTAAAGGTTATATTTTTTTAGAGCCGGGCACGTTGACCGAAATTGTAGACGCTTCTTTCACTGCCAACGGCAACCCTCAGCACGTTGTTTATATAGACGGCTACTTCCTTTTCACAACAGATACAAAGAAATTTATTATTTCCGCTCTAAATAATGGCCTTGCATATAATGCCCTTGATTTCGGAACTGCGGAAGCCGACCCCGACACAATCGAGGCCCCAATCGTTCAAGATAACATCGTTTACATTGGCGGTGCCGATACCTTCGAGCCATTCCGTAATGCTGGGGCTACCGTGGGCGCAGGCTTCCCATTTATACGCATTCAGGGTGGCGTTTTGAATATCGGTGTTAAATCCCCATTTTCTTTAATAAACGCACAAGAAACATTTTTCTTTGTTGGTGGTGGCAAGAATGACGAACCAAGTATTTACGGATTTACAGGGTCAAGGTTCGCTCCAATATCCACAGACGCAATAGACGATCTCCTAGGTAAGTTAACTGAAACGCAGTTAAGGAATGTCTTTGGTTGGGCTTATTCACAAGGCGGTGATCGGTTTGTCGGATTCACATTACCAACAACAACTTTAGTCTATGAGTTGAATTCTAAGAAATGGCACGAACGGAAAAGTTTTGACATTGTGGAAGATGTCGCGACCGAATTCAGGTATCGGGTAAATAGCGTTGTCAAAGCTTATGGGCGCATTCTTGTTGGCGATAGTATCGACGGCCGCGTCGGTGAGCTTGACCTAGATTTTTATGATGAATATGGCCAGAACATAATTACAGAATTTTCGACGTTGCCGTTTTCTAATATTGGCGATCCTATTTTTGTCCCTTCGATTGAGCTAACGCTGGAAAGCGGTGTAGGTAACGCCGAAGTTCCTGACCCGAAAATAACAATGCTTAGAAGCAAGGACGGGAAGACGTGGTCTGACGGTATTACTCGGAGCGTCGGTAAAATTGGCGAATTTGGAAGGCGCGCTATTTGGCGTCGTCAGGGCCGTGTTCCGCGCATGGAATCGTTTAGGTGGGTAATGAGCGATAAGGTTAGAAAAGTCTTTATTAAACTGGAGGCAAACATCAAATGATACCAGCACCCCCACGAAATATAGTTGATGAAAACGGCGATACGACCTCAGAAATGCTTATTTGGATCGATACGTTAACGAATTTGCAAATCCTAACCGGCACTGGTTCACCTGAGGGAATATTCAAATCTCTTCCTACGCGGTTTTATATGGATACGGCGGGGACTGCTGGAAATATTCTTTATGTGAAACGCGACGCTGACGACGGCGCGGGTGATGATCGGTTCGGTTGGATTTTGGTTTAACTTGATTGTTTTTTAGTTTTTATATAATGTAGCGATAAGCCCACTTGCTGATCGCGGTAAATATTGAAGGAAAATACGCAGTTCCTTCCAAATTTAGGACGAAAGCAAATGGGTATCTTTTCAAGCATTTTCGGCGGTGGTACATCCAAAGCCTCAGAAGAAAGCCTAGCGACAACGCAACAGGATAACCGGGCGCGTCAAGCGGAAATTAACCGTGCGACACTTCAGGCTCGTGGTGACGTTCAACGTATTTTCCCAGAAGCTTTAGACGTTTCGCAACAAGGTTTTCAAGGCGCATTAGGTATTTTAGGACAAGGAATTCCTGCGGAAATACAAGCATTTCAACAAGGGAATGTAGGGGCCCAGCAAATTACCGCAGACACCCTGCCATTGATCCGGGCTGCTTTATTGGGTCTTCCGACTGATTTTTCAGCATTACAACCACAGACAATCAACGCGGACACATCATTTTTACAAAATGTTCAGGGCCCTGTTGCGAATAATCCGTTTGCCGTTCCTGCTGGTGGGCAGACATCATTAAACGACATAGCTAACTTGTTTAGTGGTGGCGGACAGCCTTCTAATGATCGACGAGGTTCTATTTTTCAGACAACACCCGCGACGTCAAGACCACCTATAAGTCCTGACCAGATAGCCGAACCTGCTGGCGATATTTTTGACCCTACAAGTTTTGGGGACACGTCTATCACTCCGCAGGTGCAAGCGGTTAATGATTTTATCAATAATAACATTGGGAACTTTCAAACCGTGTCTTCTGATTTTGACGATCTGCAGCATTTTAATACGACGCCCAACTTGCCTATTGGCGGCAATATAACGAACCCGTTTGTTTTAAATAAAATAGCAGAGCAAGCGGCTGCTGTTCCACAAGTGGCAAGCCTACCGCAAGCCGTAAGTTTGCCACAAGCACCGACTCCTATTGAGGCTATTCTACAATCTTTAGAACCTAAACAAGATATTTTTGACCCAGCTTCATTTATTCAGCAGCTTACGGTCGCGCCACAACTTCAAACAACACCTCCAGCATTAACCCGCATCGCACTAGGTTTAAGTGGTGGTGGTGGCGGCGGATTTAGCACAGGGAACCCCTTCTAATGGCTTTACAAAGATTACCAGACGGACGAGTTATTAATGTTCCCGACACAGGATTAATAGGGTCAGAGCAAGCTTTACAGGGCGGACTTCAGGGCGCGTTGCAACAAGTAGCCCAAGGCCAAACTCTTGCCCGTGGCGATATCGCGCAAACTAGGCAAATAGCCGGGCAAGATTTAAACACCGCCTTACAAGAGGCGTTGGGTTTTCTAGGGTCTGGTGCCGACGTTGCTCGACAAGACTTAGGCGCGGCTGAGGGATTAGCTGGCCAGAATTTAAGGACCGGATTACAAACGGGTTTATCTTCAATTGGTCAGGGCGCAAATATCGCTCGTGGTGATTTATCACAGGCTGAGGGTTTGGCTGGCCAATCCTTACGCGGAGGCCTACAGGGAGCGTTGTCAAGACTTGGTCGAGGTTTGTCACAATCCCGAGGCGATATTTTCCGCACAGGTCAAAATGTTGGTCAACAAATAGGTTCTGGTGTTGCTAGGTTAGACCCTTTTGCTTCAGGTGGAGTCGGTGCATTTAATACACAGGCTGCACAATCTGGCGCATTAGGTCCAGACGCACAACGTCAAGCTTTCCAAAACTTTAACGAAAGCCCCGGACAGGCGTTTTTACGAGAAGAGCAGGAACGGGCCGTTCTTAGGAACGCCTCAGCAACTGGTGGTCTTGGTGGTGGGGAAGTTCAAGAGGAACTACAAAGGCGCGCTTTCGGTCGTGCGCAGCAAGATTTTGGAAACCAATTTAATCGTTTGGGGGCTTTGTCACAACTTGGCCTTAGTGCTTCAGGGCAGCAAGCGGGATTATTTGGACAACAGGCTGGTATAACTTCTGGTTTAGGTCAATTAGCGGCCCAGCAATCACAAAGGGCTGGCGAACTTGGGGGTCAAGCTATTCTCGGAACAGGACAAGATTTATCTAACTTGCAATCTACGTTTGGACAACAACGTTCACAGGTCGCGCAAAGGGCTGGAGAGCTTGGTGGTCAAGCCCAAATTGCAACAGGTCAAAATTTATCTAGCCTTGCTTCGGCATTCGGACAATCTAGGGCACAACAAGCGCAACGTGCTGGGGAATTCGGGGCTCAGGCCCGTTTGGGTGTCGGTGAAACACTGGCTGGGATTACGTCTAATTTAGGCCAGTTCGGTGCGCAACAAGCACAACAAGCGGGACAATTCGGAGGTCAGGCGTTCTTAAATACTGGTCAACAGTTGGCAAGTGGGCGCACGCGCGTAGGCGAGGGTATAGCTTCCGCTGTAGGTGACACAGGAAGTTCTTTGGCTGCGTTAGTTAATGCACAAGGAACAGGCGTAGCAGATCGACTTGCGCAAGGCACAGGGAACATCGCTAACGTGCTTCAATCGTCAGGAGCGAACCAAAGTGGATCACTTCAACAATTAGCCGCCCTGCTAGCTAATATTTCAACAGGCTCAGCCTCGCAAAGTGCTGCGTTGCCCGGTCTTCCCGGTTTAGCACCAAAACAAGGCATTCTATCTGGCCTTGGACAAGCCGCTGGTGGTATCGGTACATTAATAGGAGCTTTTTAAATGGCCCATGCATTCGAAGTCCCCGGACAAGAACTTTCAACATTCCAGAAGATAGGCCGTGGCTTATCAGCCTTCGGTGCTGGTGTTGCCGGACAAGGTCAACAATTTTTATCAAATCAAAGGGCGCAAGAAGAAAGATTAGATTTAGGCCGTCAAAAAGCTTTAGCCGAAGACTTGCAACGGGCCCGGCGTTTGCTAGATAAAAAAGATCTAATCGGCGTTCGTGAACTTGCAAGCAATAGAATCGCGAATATTGTTGAATTGGGTGGAAACCCTGCCGACACGCAGCAACTTTTGGATATTACAAACGCAGCCATTAGCGGTGATATGAAGTCACTGAAACGCCTTAATTCTGAAATTGACGAAGGTTTAGAAGACGCTGCTAGGGCCGGGATTATTCAGGCACCGCAAGCAAAAACACGACCTTTGACACCGCAAGAAATTGCAACGGCAGGACTTCCAGCAGGCACGTCGGCACAAGTTGAACCTAATGGCAAAATTACCGTTTTAAATAGGCCCCAAGTGGCAAAACCACAAGAAACATTTAGCCCCGTCACTGACGATCAAGGTCGCGTCATTGGTCAGCGCAGCAGCCTTACAGGTAAAGTTGAAAGCGATCCCCGTGTCGCCGCCCGTGAAAAAGCTGAATTGTCACAACAACGACAGGTCAAAGCAGCGGCTGGTGAAGAAAAAGTAGCTCTCGCTGCAGCAGCGTCTATCCAAAACATTACCGATACATCGGCACTTGTTGGAAGATTACTCACACACCCCGGTTTCAGTGACGCTGTTGGTCCTCAATCCGCATTCCCAACTATCCCCGGAACGGAATCAGCTGATTTCGAAGCCCTTATCGAAACAACACGGGCAAGGCTTGGTTTTGAAGAATTGGCAAAAATGCGCGCAGCGTCGCCTACGGGTGGGGCTTTGGGCCAAGTGACTGAAAAAGAATTGTCTTTCTTACAGTCCGCAGTCCAAAACTTGTCAATCGGTCAATCCGAAAAGCAACTTAAAGAGAATTTGAATTTAATTATAGCGTCATTAGATCGATTAAAAGCGGTGCAACAACAAGCCGCTTCTGGTGAAACAGACGCACCGCAACAAGGCCCGACACCAAGTGGTCGAGTAATTAGATTTGATGAAAAAGGAAATCAGATTGATGGCTGATATTCAGGCACAACTAGCAGACGGAACAATTCTAAGCTTCCCTGACGGGACGCCAGACACCGTCATTAATGCTGCTGTTAAAAAATTCATCAACGAACAGCCCGTCCCCACTCTCCCGGGAGAGGAACAGCGGACCGTAGGAAGTCGCGTGACTGACATTCAACAATTCGAAGGCCGTCAAGCAGCACAAGCCCAAGAGGAAAGCGGTTTTCTTGCTGGCGTTGGACGGTTAGGCGAAGCAATAGCGGAGCCTTTTGGCACAGCTGAAGACCCGACGGCACAATTAGACGTGACTTTTCAGGGATTGCTTGAACATTTTGGCCTTGAAGACAAACCCGAAGACGCGCAAAACAGTTTTCTATTAAGCCTTCCCAAAGACATTTTACAGGGCGGCGTTGCTGCTTTGGCGGTTGGTGGTTCAGGAATTCAGTCATTATTCAACGCGACAGGGCAAATTGTCGAAGAAGTAACAGGGGCACCGCGCGAAGAGATTACCGAGTTTATTAATCAGTCGGCCTTGTTCCTTGGCGGTCAAGTTCCTGCCGGCGCGCTTCCTAAAATTAGGGTGACTAAACAGCGGAAAGTAGTTGAAACCCCGTTGACTAAAAAACAAATCAAGGCAGCAGCACCGACTGAGGAAGTTTTACGATCAGAAGCGAACGCAGCATATAAAGCCGCTGAAAATGAAGGCGTTTCTTTCAAGCCTGCTGGTGTGCAAAAACTTATTAAAACCGCTGAAAAAAAAGTCGGGCGTATTAATGAAAAATTACACCCTGACACAAGAGCAGCTTTTGACGAAGTTATCGCCTTGGGTGAAAAAGAAGTTGTGACCTTAACCGAACTTGAAGAAGTTAGAAAAATAATTGGTGACGCCACACAATCAATCAAACGCCCAGACGCTCGTTTAGCCCGTTTATTGCGTGATAGCGTTGATGAATTCGTTTTGAAGGTTAAGCCGTCCCAAGTGAACGCAGGAAATTCTCGTAAGGGTGGCGAACAATTAACGAAGGCGCGTGATTTATGGCAGCGTTTAAGAAAATCAGAAGTTGTGACAAAAGCAATCAATGACGCTGGCCTTGCTGCTAACCCCGGCGCGCGTAGCATTAGAAACCAATTTGCTGCCATTCTTCGGAACGAAAAGAAAAGTCGCCTTTTCAATCGTGAGGAGCTTTCCGCAATGGAAAAAGTAGCAAAAGGAAACACTGGTGAGCAGGTGCTTGATATCCTGTCGAAGTTTTCCCCGCAGAACGCCCTTACTTCTATTATAGGGTCAGGTGGTGGTGCAGCCGTTGTTGGCGTCCCCGGTGCCGTTGGTGCCCCAATAGCTGGCCAGATAGCCAGAAGTTCCGCAGCCGCTATTAAGAAGTCAAACGCCGACTTTGTGCAGGCTTTGGTTCGCTCGGGTGTAAATAGGAAACGTGCTAACCGTTCCGTCGTTATTAAAAACCGTTTAGAAGCTTTGGGAACTTTTGGTTCTGAGGCCGCTGAAAACATAGCCAGAATGATGGCTTTTGGTGTAGTTGAAGGAAAAACAAATGACCAGTAGATTTTCAAATCCCCGCCCACAATTTTTTGATAGTGCTGGCGATCCTTTAATTTCAGGGAAAATGTTTTTCTTTGAAAGCGGAACAGATACTCCAAAAAATACGTTTGCCGACGTTAACGAAACAATCCCTAATGCAAACCCTGTTTTATTAACTGGGGACGGTCGTCTTCCTAATGTTTTTTATGCGGGAACGGCTCGGGCTATTTTGACTGATTCTGACGACGTGCAGATTTGGGCTATTAACGACGTTGGAACATTCGGGTCAGGCGCAGCATTCGATGATTGGAATTCAATTGTTGAGTATGAAATCGGTGCTTATGTAGTGGGTTCTGACGGATTGGTTTATAAGTCCCTCCAAAACAACAATACAAATAACGATCCTATTGCTTCCGCGACGTTTTGGGAGCAAGTGTCTTTTTTACGTACTTGGAACCCTAATATCACTTATGCGCTTGGTGATGGTGGTGTCGTTGGCTCTAATGGGCAAATATACAAATCTCTTCAGGCTGCGAACTTGAATAATGACCCTGTTTCATCGCCTGCTTTCTGGGGGACATCTGAAAACCCATTTGACCAAGATTTGAATACCACTGATAGCCCTACTTTCGTTGTGCTTACGGCTGGCGATATTGATTTAAATGCTCCTAATCCTGAAATCTTGGGGGGCGACCCTGACGGAGCCACTCACCTTAGTTCATCAACCACTAAGGATACAGGCGCAAATATCATACTATATGGAGAGGCCCACGCCACAAAAGGTCTTGATATTGAGCTTCGCTCTAATGGGACTGTTTTTCTTCATTTTGATAACAGCACAGGCATAGCGGCACTGGCTCAAATATTAGCGTTAAACCAAGGCAAGAAGTTGGAATTAGGCGGTGTTGCTGGCGGGGAATTTATCAATTCATTTACTGCGGGAATTCTTGACTTAGCTGCACGAGGCGGAGCCCATATATACACTGATACGAACAATAATGATCCATCAACCGCTGTAGCGTTTGAATTACATACTGGTGTAGCCGCTGCTGGCGGTGGCGGTGGCGGTGATCTTTTTACCATCCTTAAAAATGGCGAGATATTCGCGAACCTCCCTACCTCTGCCGGTGCGACAGGGTCATTATGGAATGATAGCGGCACTGTGAAGGTAGCTGTTTAATATTAATAAAATAAAGGAAAAATTATGTCTACTGATAGAGCAACACGTGGTAAGCCGATGAAACGAAAAGTTCCTGCAAAAGGTAAAAAGAAAACTGGAAAGAAAAAGAAGAAATGATTTTCAACGCTTTCATAACATTATTTTATTTTCATTTGATTGGGAGCAGGGTTCAAACTATTGCCCTGCCTCTTTTCGTTGCATCAATGTTCAATTGGGTTTTATGGATTTCTCAAAGCGGAATGGGTGATGATTTATTCTTAATTTCTGCTGTTTTGTTAGATTTGGCGACTGTGTTTTTAATGATGATTTTATCGAAGCTGGACACAAGGGACTATATAATCGAAGGAATATTCAGGCAGGGAATTCTTTTGGTTATTGCGGCGAGTGCCCATGTTTTACAATTGGTCGATATTAACGAGGGGACAAATTTTGTTTTCGACAATTACGGGATTTTGATTAACCTGATCATTATTTTACAAATTTTAAGTTTAGGAGTGACAATGTATGGGGAGCGTATCAGAAATAATTGGGCATATTTACGAGATGGTTTCTCCTCCTTATCCCGAAATTGGAAATCTTCCTCTATATGTGCTATTAGCAGTGATGATATGGGGAATGTTAACAAAGTTAATAAATTGGCGAAAAACACACAGGGACCTGAAAAATGAACGCTTGGCAAATCGTAAAACAGACCGCAATAGACGTGACCGCTAACCACGGAACCGCAGCTGGTGGGTTTATGGGATTTGTTGGGACCGTCGATAACTTTATCACCGGGCACTATTCCTCCTTAATGTTTATGATTGCGTTCTTGAGTGTTCTGTCTGGTCATATGGCCGCTAAAAACCGACTGAAATTTGATCAAGAACAAGCTGCCAAGAAAGAGTAATAATGCCCCACTTTGGAACAAAATCAAAAAGAGAACTTGCGACTTGTGATATCCGATTACAAGAAATCGCACACATAGCCATTAAAACGGTTGATTTCGCGGTTATTGAAGGCCACCGGGGAAAAGAAAAACAGAACCAAGCTTTTAATGCAGGCAAGTCTGAAATTGAATGGCCAAACGGTAAGCACAACAGCGACCCGTCAAAGGCTTTTGATTTATTCCCCTCCCCTTATGATTGGAAAGATAGAGAGGCGTTTATACGCTTCGCAGCCTTCATATTAGGCATTGCCGCAGGATTGGGTTATAAACTGCGCTGGGGCGGTGATTGGGATAAAGACTGGGATTTAAAAGACAATCGGTTTAATGATTGGCCCCATTTTGAAATTATTGGAGATTAATTATGGCTATCGGAATTTTAAGCGTATTAGGACTATTGAAAAAGGTTCCTAAGTTGATTAAAGCGGTCACTGGTGGCAACGGTGGACTTAAGGACAAGGCAATCGCCCTCGCGAAGTCTATCACTGGCACAAACAACGAAGACGACGCTGTCGCGGCCTTACACGCTGACCCCGAACTGCGCTACAAATACGAACTGGCTTTATTGGCTGACAAACATATCCCTGATCGGTTGAACCTCGAGAATACCAAAGACGCAAGGGTTATGTACAAAGACACGGACCACAAACAGACAGACAAAATTGCTGAAAGCGTTATGCATAACAATCTGTGGATGGTCGCCGTTGCGCTTATAGTTTTGGTTGGCGTCGTCAATTACGTCGAAGACGGTGCTTTGGTGGCCGTAATAAGCAGTGTAGTTGGTGGTGTCATCAACGGCTTAATGTCGGAACGCAGAGACGTCATAAATTTTCACTTCGGTTCTTCAATGGGTTCAAAAAGCAAAGATAAAAAATAAACGTTACTCCGTGACTGTCCAACTTAGGCCCCTTAATCGGGGCCTTTTTTTATGGAAAAGCTAACACAATTTCAGCGGTGTATAGGGCCGATTCGCGGGTGAATAATAAGGCATTACCTCCTCCCTCTTCCCAAGCGTCACAAACTTTCTGTCTGTCGTCTATTAAGATAGCGTGTGGTTGAGCAAATTGGCCCTTTCCTCTCGTGTTCATACAAAACGCCACAGGATGTCCACCTAGACCGTGATTGTGAAGCCAGTCTAGTTTTTGCTTGGCTATGTCGATGTGGTGAGGCATTCCCCCTGTGCTGGTCATAAAACAAATGTCATTTTCGGCGGCTATTTGCTGAACCATTTCTATGCCTTCTGGTATTGGTGGCATAAGACGGAATGCCTCGGCTTCAACGCATTTAGTTTTCCAAAATTCACTTGCAATCTTGTTGCTGTATTTTTCGCCAAAAATATTAATGATACTTTGCTCAAAATCAGAAACTACGCCGTCCATGTCGATATAAATCATATTTAGTCCTTTTCATTTTCCAGTTTTAAAAGTTCGGCCATTGCCTTAATTTTGTTGTCGTTGTGCATTTTATAGAACTGTGAGTGCATTGTATGCCTAGACATTCCAGCGGAGGCGTCATGTATTCGTTTTTCGATATCCGCCCTACTTCGGGAGTGTGTTTCGCGCTTTGGTCCCTGTACGGGCTTTAAACGGGCTCGGTAATATGGATAACCTCCGCAACAAATCACGAAAATAAAGGCGGTTATGAAACCGTAATGATCGATGGTCATTAGTGAGACCTCCCTTTTCGGAATGATAGGTTTGTTACGGCAAAATCAAGACAAGCAATAAATTCATGTCCTGTTGTTGATGTTAAGCCTTCATTTTCCAAAATAGCGAACATAGAACCAGCACAAGTGAAGAACCCTTTTTCTCTTTCGCTCTCGTGTTCACAGGGCATAGCTACACAATCTTGCGCGAGACTGACTAATAATTTTTTTTCAAGGTCGTTAAATTCTTTACTCATGTGCTTACCTTCCTTAAATGTGAAACTCTCCAGAGTCCTCCTTCTTCAAAAGTGGCGTAGGGCCCAGCGCAGCTTTCGACGATTTCTTTTATCGTCATGGGCCCAGACCAAGTACCGTCCTTTTTTGTGACGCTATCACCGACTTTTAATTCATTGGTCATAAGATTAAACTCCATATTATAAAGCTAATAGGTGTCCAGATCATTAAAGCTTTGAAAGCCCTGAGATTGTCATACTTACCCATTTCAACTCCATTCTTTTGCTTAATCACAAAGAACCAGACAACCCAGCAAAAAAACATAAACGCCATAGATACCGCAAAAGCCCATTCCATTTTATTTACCTTTCCTGCCGGGGGTTAGTGGTTATGAAGCTTTTTAAGCTTCTATAAACTTGCCTTTTTCATCTAGTTCATACCATGTGTCTGGCTTTAATCCGCCCCACCCAATACGACCTTTAATAATATCTTTAGGTTTGCGATCAATAAACCACGTTAAAGCAATCAAGGTTCCCCGAATGCCTTTAACTTTTCCATTAATGCCACATGATACAGCGACTCCGTCCTTACCAGAAATTTCTTGTTTAGCGGAGTCCCCTGACGAGGCCAACTGAGCGGAGTCCCCTGACGAGGCCAACTTAGCGTAGTACCCTGACGAGGCCAACTGAGCGGAGTCCCCTGACGAGGCCAACTTAGCGTAGTCCCCTGACGAGGCCAACTTAGCGTAGTCCCCTGACGAGGCCAACTTAGCGGAGTCCCCTGACGAGGCCAACTTAGCGGAGTCCCCTGACGAGGCCAACTGAGCGGAGTCCCCTGACGAGGCCAACTTAGCGGAGTCCCCTGACGAGGCCAACTGAGCGGAGTCCCCTGACGAGGCCAACTGAGCGTAGTCCCCTGACGAGGCCAACTTAGCGGAGTCTTTATCCTTGGTTTTTGATTTGCATTTATTCCAAATGTAGTCGAATGCAGCTTTTATTAATCCGTCAAGTTCTAATGATGCCTCAATTTTTATCGAGCTAGAAACAGTCTTGTCTTTTTCTTTTTTTATTTCACCTGACTGCTCGACAATAGCAAATTTAGAAGTTGTTAAATTATAGTAATCCAAAATATCTAAAGGATTTTCACAAGCATGAAATCCAGAATTACAACAAGATATATTACCAGTATGATTATAGGTTTTTCCAACTTCATATTGAAAGCCGCGACAGGTCATGTCGTCATTAAATGCTTTGTATGTTATTTTTTTCTTAGTCATATTCTTTTCTCCGTTATCAAATTGATAATAGGCAATTTTTAATTATTTGCCTGCGATATCGACGACGGCCTTCATAAATACTCGTAAAGGCATTTGATATTCCACGGGCATTTTAGCGAATAGGGCGGCTGCTTTAATGGAGTTATCATCCATCACAGTTTTGCCTTCTTCTGGTTGGTCAACGTGTTCAAAAAATTCTTGAACGTTAACATTGAAAAAGCGGCCTAACTGAACCAGCTTACTGGCTGAGATACGATTAGCACCGCGTTCGTACTTTTGAACTTGTTGGTAGGATAAGCCGACAGCGTCTCCCACTTCATTTAGTGACAAGTCTTTCATTCGTCTAATACGGCGCAATTGTTTTCCGACTGCGATATCAATAGGGTCTGGGTTAGACATTTTAGTTCCTTCTCTTTGGTCTGCCGATATTGGCGTTTAAATATTAATCTGGTTCGATTGCATTTAGAAAATCTTGCGCGTGATTGCCTGCCCTTTTCATACTGAACTCTTGACGGTCCTTATTAAGCTTTCCAATCCATTTAAGCTCAGTCAATAATTCATCAATAGTTTTTGTCATAACTTGAATATTTTCATATCTTCGCTCGTCTTCTCTTGTCTCACCAACTGGATCAATAGGACCCACAAGTTTTTTAACTATTGCTGTAATATCCATATTAGCCTCCTTATTTTTGGGTTGATAGTTCACTCTAACCACCCCCGAAAGGGTGGCTAAGGAAAACTATTTCTTAAGTCGATTAGCCTCAAGGATTGGCAAACCCGCCTCAGTAGGAATATAAATAACTGTATCCCCGTTGGCCTTCGCCTGTTTCAAACCTTCAATAAATAAATATCTTAGGTAGCCTTCTGGACCACCAAGGCCCTGCGCTACGATTTCATTAGCTTCCGCAACACCTCTCGCCCGAGCGACTTCGGCTTCAGCGAGATATTGCGCGCTTTCGTTTAATGCTTTGGCCTCTTGAATAGTAATCTGTCTATTCTGTTCAGCTTTGGCTAATTGGGCACGTCCACTTAATTCTTGTTGCCATACGCCATAAATGGGAAGGCCCCACATCATCGCTAGGATTACAAGAAAGACTGCCATTATTGCTGCTACAAACGGGTTGATTTTCATCGTCTTAGTCCTTATTAGTTTTGCCCGAAGGCGGTTAAGTGGGGGCCGAAGCCCCTACAGGTTATTATTCTTCAAGCATTTTTTGAAGTTCTTCGGATGACTTACCTTTCAAGCCTTCGTCCTGTTTGTCAGCGATTATTTCTTTAATACGGTCATTCCGGGCTTTTTTGCTTTCGGAGTTTATCTTGGCTTCGTTTTCGGCCTTACGATCAGAGATAACTTCTTTTAGAATATCTAGTTTCAATTCTAATAAAGCGTTGCCGGCAGGCTTGGCGTCAACGAAGCTTGTTTCGCCTGACGCTTTAAGTTCGTTATGAACCGCGATGGCCAAGCTGTCTAACGAGGTTTTAGACTTGCTGGTTAAAGGTAGGTTCCAAAGGTCCTCGACAGTGATTAGTCCCTTTGAAGTGTCAAACCGTAGATTTAATTTTGATGCCTTCTTAAACATTGTATTCTCCTAAAATTGAATTTCAATTACTCGGTTAAATGCACCCTGCACCCTGCAGAGCACACTATCTTTTTTGGTCGATGAAAAGCCAACACCAGACAGCTGGTCAATTGATTTTTCGGTTTTTAATTTAGCCCCTAGAATTTCGAACACCTTTCTATGTTCGTCTAGGTCTTGTTTCAGGAATTCATTATAAAGGCCCCTCGCTTTGTCTGGATTGACGCAATTATCAACCATAAAAAAGAAGTGTTTATTTCCTGATTTAGAACCATTCCACCTATTCGGTGAATGCATTAACATGGAAACCGTATGGAAATTATTTGTGTTAATTCCCCAAATTTCCTTAGTTTGTGTTGTTGAAGGAATAGATTTAATAATCTTCAAGCCTTCGGCGTGGGTATAGTTGAAAGTCGCGACTTCGACGTTTTTATTATTAGCGATGGCGTTAGGGTGGTTAAACGTGTGAATTGCTCCACCAAACTCGACCTCTACAACAAACCCTAAGTTTTCGTTTGAACGTTTGTGGTAATTATGGACAAAAAGACGATAATCCCCTTCTTCCATTCGTCCTTTGTCAGCCCATGTTATATTTTCCACTGGATTAATTTTGTTATCAGCACCGCCAGCGTTCATGTCGACATCTAACACCCCTAAAGTTACGGGGTTTCGATTGCGTGAGAAAGAAATTTCGAAACTAGAAGGCTCAATAATATGAATGTCTAAATCATCCCCATTAGACCAAGCCAAAGAACAGCGAAGGTCGCCCGTGACGTTCCCGCCTGCCGATTTAACCCGTTCTTTGATACTGTCAGTCACCTCGCCGTTATAAGACCATGAAAAGTCATTGTCCCATTTGAGAAGGGCTTTCGTTCCTTCATGTTTCGGGGCAATAAGGCTGACCAAATTATTAACGTGTTTGTTTTCTAAATACAGTTCGATTGAATCCGCTTTAGGAACAATGTTTTCGATAAACTCGCTAATAGTCACCTTTTCAACCTTATCCAATTTAGGCTTTTTGGTGACGGCTTCGTTTTCAATGATATCAAGAACCCCGGCAGCTTCCTTGACGCTACGGTCAGCGAACAGAATATCGTTGATAGCGATATCACTTTTCACTGCGAAGCGACGATAAAGCGCGTCTTCAAGTCCCAAGTCTTTAATGGTTTCGTTTGCCCTATCAATCATCTTTTTTGTGATTAAAGCGGTTGGGCGTTTGTAGTTTTGCGGGGCCACTTTGCTCTCGAACATTCGAACGGCATCTTCAAGATCAACACCGTTACTCAAATCAACAAGGAGCGTCCCTATAACCGTATTTCTGATAGCACTGGAACCTTTTAGTGCGATGGCATGAAGCATGGTAAAAATAACCTTGTTAGGGGCTTCTTCATATTCAGCCTTAAGCCCGGACAACATTTTTAAAATGCCCAAATGTTCCTCGCCGCGATACAAAGAGTTTTGTTCAATAAGTTCAATCACCACCTCGATGGCGTCTTGACTAATTTCTTCCAAGCTTCTGGCCAGAACCTGACTGTTCGTGTTCACCGCGCCCTTAAGTGCAGGCATGGTGCTGCGTTCTACAACGAAGTGATTATCAAGTTCATGGTGGAAGTGATGCCAAGTTATGACGTCGCCTTCGTCACTATTCTCGTGCGTTTTGTCTGTGCCAACATCGACGGAGTCATGAAGGAAAATACTTTGAATTCCTTTTGACTTAACCAGTTTGGACATAGCGTCTGCAACCACTTGATAATGACCCCCGATTTCAATATCCCAAATAGAAACAAGTTCGCCGTCAATAAAGGCCAAGGCGTTTCCTGCTGTGCGAATAAACTGCTTACAACAATTGCAATCGTGTTGGGTGCGCTCCCGAAAGATAGGGTTCGAACCTTCAGGGAAGGAATTTAAATAAGTGTCCCAAAGTTCGTTTTTATCTGCTTTCGATACAAAGACCGTGTGTTCAAGCATGACCTCAAATTGAAACGATACCGCTTCTTTTAAATCGGTGAATACTTTGTCGTTTTCTAGTTTGTCTAACATTGTTCGTCCTTCCGTGGTTAATAGGAGTTTCTCTTAAATTCGTTCAATTGGTTCCTAAGATTGATTATGTAAGTTTGATTAGTGTCGTCCCGTTTTTCTAAAACTTTATTGCGTTTTTTTAGATCTAAATTTTCGTCCCTTAAGAAGTCCTCCGTTGTTTGGTTTTGAGGATTCCCGTCTGGGTCTATAATTATCGCAATTGCCCGAGCCCGGTTATGTAGCCTTCTAATATATCCACGCTCCTCAAGTCCGCTAATTAGCCTGTGCACACCCGATTTAGAATGAAGGCTAAGTTCGGTCATCATTTGTTCAAAGGACGGCGACACCCCGTCATTTTCGCCTTGGTATCTAGCGATATATTTTAATAAGTCGCTTTGTCTAGGCGTTAGCATCCCAATATTCCTTTTTGTTGTGTCCAGCTTCCTCTTCTAACTGGATGCCATAAGCTTTATAAAATTCGTCATTATTTCCGAACTTGTCGTGAAACTTAGAATGGTGAAGGTGACAAAGTGCTGCACCCCATGTGTGATCGCGGCGTTGGTGTGGCATCGGTCTATTAACATGATGGAAAACAGCTTGTGCACCACATACGCAACAGCCTTGGTCCATAATTGTTTTGTGAAAACTCCTTTCTTTTTCATTTGCTTTTTTAGACATCACACAAAATCCTGACACCCGCCGTTATCAACTTTTAACCCATGTTCCCGGCGATACTTAGCGGCACAAACTGTATTTGAAACATTCATTCGAGTTTGATAAACTTTGGCTTCAAATCCTTCCGCCCGTGACCTATCGGAAAAAGACCTTGTGCAGTTTTCCTCGGCGCAAACAGTCGAAATTAAGTTGTTTTGTGGAACATCTAAAATCGGGAAAGACATTCCACATCTTAGGCATTCAACCGTTTGCCTTTTATTGGCAGGAACGTTCCAAACAAGGAAACTTAAATCCTTACCCATCGGATAACTCCTTAATTTTATTATCCCGGCAAGCGAACACAACTTTTTGCTCACTTGTGGAATATTCGGCGATGAACAAACTGTGACGGTGTACCAAGTGCCTGACGTCTTCGGAACTTTTTAACATATCAATCACGGTGATAATTTGGTCAGGGGCCATCCGTTTGTCGTCGTCGCGTATTAATTGAAAAGGTTCGACCGTTTCTTCCGAAGTGGTGGAGCCAGCGTCTACCGGGGGCATGGGGTCTTCTGGCTCCACCTTGACCGCTTCACCCTCAGAGTTGGAAGTCGGGGTTTCAGCGGGTAGTTCTTCGATTTCGGCGTCTTCGACATCGTCTTTTTTTTCTTCTGTGACAATGCCTTTAGACTGGTCAATAATTGCTTTGGCAGAGGTGCCTTCGCTTTGGTTGTTCCGAGGCCTGCGGGGTTCATAATCAAGAACCTCCTCTTGAATTTTCAATCCTTTTAGAATATCGGGGAAGCTATCACGAAGGGCAAAACCACGGGCGCGCATTTGAAGCATTCTTTTCGGGTATTGTGTCCACGGTCCTGCCTTGCCCCAAAGCCTCGCACATTTAGCGTCGCCAACGGAAAAGCTACCAGTGACAGGTGATTCAATGCCTTTTCTTTTAATGACACATTTGGCTGTCATTAGATCGCCTTCACATTCTATAAATTCTTTAATGTCTTCAACCAGCCCAGACCCCATTACAAGACCGATAGCGGCGTCACCCCATATGGAAGGGTTTCCATTAATCACGGCTATTCCTTGGACCGCCTGAAGGGGTTTAAGGCCGACTTCTAGGCCAGTCATGATAGCGATTGTTATTTTTTCGGGGCTATCAAGAGACTTTGGGGCCATCCCTGCTTGTTTAATCATGATAGCAAAACGCCAAACCTCGTCAACGTCTTGGGGAATGATGGCCATTGCAGACCCGCCAGTCTTAAGGGCGACAACTTGGTTTTTCTTTTCGGGTTTTTTTGTATCTTTAGACATTGAATAATCTTTCTGTTGCTTCGTCGTATTCGCCGTTTTCGACGGCATCTTCAAATTGAATGCAGGTCCACTTAGGAAGGTCTAATTCAATCGCGTGTTCAGGGTCTCTCCAATCATAGCCGGGCCAGTATTCGTTTTCCCAGCATCGTTTGAAAAGAAGAAGGGCCTGCATATTCATCAATCGCCCAGTGTCTAGTGCAACTTTTGCTAAGTCGAAACTTTGAATGACAAACGGGGCTTTCTTTTCCTGTGCCACGAATGCGAAACGCTCGAAGGGTTTATCGGTGACAGCTTGAATTCCGTCGCACACTAGGGCCGCTTGTTGGTGATATTTAAATTTAGCAATATCACGCTGGAAATCGTTTGGATGGGCACTGGCTGCGGTTTTATAGTCAGGAATAACCCGTCCTATCCCCGGCAGATAATCAGGTCTTGTCTTCAACCAGACGCCGGTTAGTGGACACTTCCAAATAAGGGACTTTTCAGGTTCACCGCCCTCGAAATAGGCCCAAGCATAAGGGTGGTCTTTCATGGCCTGCTGCATTCCCCGAATTTCTTCGAAGTCAATCTCACCACCTTTGACAATTATCTTCCCCGCTTTTTCCGCTGCGGCTAGGTTAATTTTGGCTGCGGTCATTTCATCTTTGGACTTGTTTAAGACGCTGTTACGGGGGTTAAACCCTTTCGGTAACATATGATACTCGTCTTCGGGTTCCTTCCCTTCAAGCATCAAGGCGTGGGCAATCTTCCCATAGTTAAGGGCGGAACTTGTCTCCACCTCGATACGGTCAGGGTTAAGATAACTTGTGGCCCAATATTTAGCAGGACAATCAAGAATTTGTTTAAGGCTAGAAGCCGACACGCTAGGACCTTCGCAGCAGTCGCTGTGGTAATCTTCGATTGTCATGTCATAGATGCCGTCTTTTGATATTTTATCCATCATAAACCTCCATCATTTCAGCTTTAAAATCTTCGTCTTCTTCAATTTTCATAGCCGCCGCGACCAAAGCCTGCGCTGCCTCGCTTATTTCCACTTCGTCACTATCAGGAATTAAAAATTGAAAACCGTCTTCCGTAACAATGACGGCGACTTGCTTTGAATGGAGAATGGTCCCGTGGTCTGTCTCCGCTTTGTGGATAAATTTATCGTTACTCATTTTAAAACCTTTCTACTATCTGCGACAATTTGCATCCCGTCCAATGCTGGGTACGGACCTGAAGCGTCGCCAATGCTTTCAATAAACTCCTCAAGATTTTTTATGTAGCCTGCTGCGTCAAAAGGAATTGCGCTAAGGGCCGATCTAGCCATGTCTCGACAAACTTCTTTTAAGGGTTCACCATCCGATAATTTATCAAAATCTCCACGATAAATATCTTTGCATATAGCTTTTGCCGCTTGGTCAATCATGCTCATGTTATCACCTCAAAATAAGACATTATTAAAATGCAGACACCCACCAAGACGATGACCCAAAAGTCAGGGCCCCGCTTGTGACCGCCTGTTCTATGATTATAAGGTTTCATTGTTAAAGCTCCGGGGCTAGGCGTTCGGCCTCAGCCAAGAACACCGCCAGCATAGAAACTTTAGCACCTGTCGCCAGTGAAACGGCGTAAAGATTAGTGATAGAATTTGATACATCGTACCCGTCTGGACTTAGAATTTCCAACTCTGCGACGTCGTAAACGTCTTTAAAACGATTAGAGCCTTGCCCGATTTCGATTTCTTCAATTGTATATGAAGCCTTACATTTCCATTCAATTGATAACCATTCGAAAGTAAATTCTTTCTCGGTATCAAATGATTTATTTCCTGCTTTGCTTGACATTTTAAATCCTTCCAATGATCTAATGCTTTTTAAAGTTCGACGTCTTCGAGCCATTCGTCGGTGTCTTTTTGTAGTTCCATTCTAATGGTCAATGGTTCTGGGTTTCTAAACATAATCGTTTCACTACGATCCCGTTGTGATTCACGAAACGGGTCTGGCTCTGCCGCTAATCCCGATCCGAAGCTAGATAACCCTATTCCACTTTGAGCCTGACCTAACGCCGATTGTTGCTGCAACATCGACGGAGTATGCAACATCATTTCTCTAGACACTCTGTCTAAATTACGTTCATGATTTTGCACCATTAGGTCAAGAGGGCTCAAAGGGCTAGCCATTAGTCGTCCTTTTTAGACAAAGGGTCGCCAATGTGGGCAGTGATACTAGGAAGGCGACCGAGCAGTTCTTTATACATACCATCCATTTTATCAACTTGCTTGTTAAGGCTGCTTTCCATCTTGTCGCGGTATTCGTCCTTGACCTTTGCGATGGCTGCTGCGGATTCACCTTGAAGCTTGACGGTTTCTTTTTCGACTTCGAGGTCCTTACGCTCACGATCAATTTTGACCATGTGCTTGATGTCTTCGTCGGCCATCTTCTTTTTGTTTTTAAGGGTTTCAAGTTCCAGCTTGGTGTCGTGGATTTCCTGCTTTAACGTGGCGTTTTCATCCATCAACTTGGACTTTATTTTAACGCGTTCATTTTCTTTCAACAACCGAGTAGCTTCTTCCTTAAGTTTGGCGTTGCTTGTAAAAATATTCATTTTAATTCCTTAATCTTTGTTTGTGTTGTCACGGATTATTCCGCATCTTCGACAACTGACGATGCCTTTTCTTTTGGACACACCTTTTCCAATAGTAATATGTTTTTTTCGTATCGTGACTGCGCCACATTTCGGACAACTAGCCATTTAAATTCCTCCAGCCATTTACAAAGATGCGCCTTATACTTTTAACCACCTTGGCCCATCTTCGATTAGGCTTCTTGTGAATCACTAGAAGTGCTTCACCACAATAGAGAGCGAATGCGAGCTATTGTGTCTTACTATTTTACCCCTCCTCTGGTGGTAGTGAAAGGTCGAGGGTATTTATTTAATTGAAAGAAATTATTCGTCTGTTTCGTCCCCGTCTGGTTCGACAGAACCATCTTGAGTGATTTGCAATGTTTTAGGGCCAACATGGGCGAACATAGTTTCTTTGATTTCTTTTGCCCGTTGAGCGCGTTCGGCTTCGTTGACAGTTTCAAGAATACGTGTCTCTTGCGCTTGAACATTTTCAAAATGGGATGTGTCCACTTTGCCGACAATCCATTC